AAACTGGGGATAATTCCAGTTAGGTGGAGCAAATACAAGGTTCCTATCAACGCCATTCCCGCAATCCAACTGCCCATAATCATTTAAATAACGCTATGCAGATAAGATAGAAAATTACTACGTACGCAGGCCACATATTCCTTCACTCCTTTTTACCAACAACATACATCAATTACCTTTAAATGTAAAGCAAATTCACACCCTGAGTCGATTGACTCTATTTTTTTTGCAGGAGGTGCAAATTGGCAGATGAACATGATAAATTAATACCTTTGCACGAAGAATTATTCAAACAACTCCGAAAAGATACGGACAAACTGTTGAAAACGCTAGACGATATTCACCTTTGCGTATTGATCCTGCTCGGCAGCTTGGCGCTTTTTGTATTTATGAACCACGATAAATTATTAAGTGGGGTGATAAAATGAGATTTCTTCTGATTATTTTGGTAATTGGCTTTAACTTTGTTCTGTACGATGTTTTTATATGGCAAGACAATGTTCCGGTGGTGGCGGTAACGGAAGCTAATCATACCGCACGCCTAGACAGCACAATGCCAGTAGTTGATCCACCGGTCGTCAAAGTTGCTGATACGGTAACTTATACCCCTATCCATGTTGCGGAGGCTGCGGCTAATCCTCACAGTGTCACAGACCCGAACACTGTCAATATATTGCACCAAGTTATGGAGTACGGGGGCTCATACAGCGAGAGGGCAGAATACTATAATTTCGGACCGATGAAATGAAGTTTATCAAAAAATCAATCCGTGACCTTTTTTCTACTCTCTACGACGATAACCAATTTAAACTTATGTCAATGCCCCGTGTATGGTGCGCCATATCGGGGCTTTGTGTTATCGCAGCCTGGATCTCTGAGCAGTATTTCGGGTTGAAATTCGCAGGGTGGACGCAGTTGGTGGCATGGGCGATTGCCTGTTTAGGGGCTTATGCAGCCAAAAAATACGTGGAGAAGGATAAGATACCATGAGCGACTTATGCGCTGGTTGCAAACTTGACAAAGACCGATGCAAAGAGCGTGGTTATTGCCTGATAGTAAAGACACTAGAATATTTGGAAGTCGAGAAGCAAATGTGGAAAGAAGCGGAAAATCGGGAATGGGTGGTACCATGACAAATGAGAAAGGAAGCGAGATCATGCTAAATTTAAGTTTTATGGATATTGCCGAACGTGCAGCCCGGGTGGCGGTGGAAAACGGATTACCTAATATTGACCCTCGCTGGCTTTATGCTCAATTCGTCCACGAGAGCGACAACTTCACTTCGCGACTCTTCCGAGAGAATAAAAACTTCGGAGGGTTAACGCAGGAAACTCCAAACGATAGTTTGCAACCTGATGGCAATTACTACTACATGAATTTTGAAACCTATAAAGACTACGCAGATTATCTAGGGAAATACTTGACCGGATACATTGACGGAGGAGTTGACAAGGCCGAAACTTTGGCCGAGTATATTACCGCTTTAAAGGTGTCGCCAAGTGGAGAATATTTCGGCGATAGCCTAGAAAACTACCTTTCAGACTGCCAAAGGATATACGATCAGGAGTTTTCTGTCTAGATTGTCATGTGAAGCCACACAGATGGTCAAGGTGGCACGAAACCAAATAAAAGACAGCGACGTAAGGGGTGATTACTATTGGCACGCTACAAACTAACAAAAACTATCTTATTGGTGCTGGTGTTCTCGTTTTGCTTGGGGTATTCGGCTATTGGTTATACCTCACCCACATATCAGGCGACGGAACAGGAGCTAACAAAGTTAGACAGCAACTTGGAAATGCTATCCAGCAACAATCAGAAGCTGCTGACACAATTAAGTCAGTCGAAAGTGGAATTGGAAATAGCGTCAAATCAGTTGGCAACATTGAAAACACAGTTAGCCACATTGCAAACACAAACGCAACTAGCATTGCAACAGCAACAGACAGCACAAGCCTCATTGCTGACAGCCAACGTATCCTTCGAGAAATTCGCCAAAGAGGAACGAGCAAAACAAGATAGACTGAAACTGGAAAGAAATGGACTGATAGTGGCAGTAGCCTATTTGTTGCTTAGGAAGTAAGTTTTGGGGCAGAGAAATCTGTCCCTTTTTATTGACTTGACTTTGTGGTGACATGTCAAGTATACTAGAGGTGGAGGTGATAATATGGGAGATCGAAAAGACTCTGCAATTCAGTTTAGACTGCCAAGGGAGCTGCACAAAAAGTTTATGGCCATATGCGAAAAGGAAAGCCTATCTGCCGCCCAGTGGTTACGGAAACAGGTTGAAATGCGAGTTAAGGAGGAAGAGAAATGAAAAACATTGAAGGAGCACTAAAGTTGTTAAGCGAATATATAGGTGAATTTGGCGGTGGTTGCGGAGATAATAGCCTTGGAATAGGTGCTAAGTTTCGCGTTGCATACGCACAGCAAGAACTAGCCTCTCTAAAACAACACTTGAAAGAAATTGAGTGGGGAACAGAAAGGATGTGTCCTGCTTGTTGGGAGAGCGAACGAAACGGACACAAGTTTGATTGCTGGCTGCACCTAGTCATCAAAGATTAACCCGGCTTAACAGCCGGTTCTTTTTTGCCAACTCATTAGTATATGCAACATCTTGGTAAAATATTCTTTATTTGTTGCAATTTCCACAACATACATGGTATAATTTATATAACAAAATAAATATGCCCCCAAGCGTTAGAAGCGCCTAGAGGCTATTCCTACTGACTGTGCCACAATCAATAGGAAGATTTCGAACCAATCGTAACATATTGCTGAATTGTTAGCAATAGGGAATGGGTGGAAATCTTAAATAAATATGTGCGCAATTAGTAGGACAAACAGTTTAATAACTGGGTGTCCCTTTTTTGTTATCTGGAATTGAATATCGATCAATAAGCGGTTTGGGGTTAAACGTGTAAAATACCCTCCCTTTTTCCCAAGGGATTATAATAATGGGCTTGCCTAGTGGTATCGAAGGATATTATGAAAGCGACAGTACCTTTCTTCTGTCGTGTCGGCAGTAGGTAAGCGCAACCATTAAAAGCGCGGTGTGGATTTCCGGTGTCCTATGGGACAAGGGTACATGTGAAGAACTGGACGGAAATGGTTCGATGAAGCATGTAGACGAAAGTCTGGAAGTTAAGAAAGGATGAAGCGAGGCGAAGCGACACGATAGGATCTGCTTATAATACTTTTCTCTGGTGCATTCCGAATATAAAGTTTTTCGGCGTGTATCAGGGTGAAGTCTATTCTCTCTTCTCTCTATCCTCCTGGATCTATATTAAAACATGGAACGTGTCAAACAATATCATTCTTTAATATTGACTTATAATATCATATATGTTATGATAAAGTCAATAGGGAGGTGATAAAAATGACGTGTTCCACTGAAGCAGAAAATACCAGTATGAGAAAGACATTACAAGAGTTCTTTGATGCAAACAATCCCAGTTTAAAACCCACTCCTAAGTATACTGAATTAAACAAAGCTACACTAATATACATAGAAAATGAACTTTCTGACGAACTAGACAGCTATTGTAAGGGAAGAAAAGGAATGAAAAGCAAGATAACTAATGATGCTCTAAAATTTTACTTTAATGCTGTTAAAAATAATAAATTAAAGTGACCGCTTCGGCGGTTTTCTTTTTTATTCTGGAAGGAATATCCTATTTTTAGTTGAATACATATTCAAAACCATTTATGCAATCGAAAACGAAAGTGTAAATGAAAATGAATATGGAGGTGTTTAGTAATGGCAACAACTATCAGCGTTAACTGCCAAAAAGGTGGAGTGGGCAAGACCACATGCTGTCTACTGCTGGGGTACAATCTTGCCAAAAGAGGGTACAAAACTTTGATGATTGACTTTGACAGCCAGGGGAACCTTTCGTATGCGGCCCGGGCCGGGCAGAATATCTACGATCATACCAAAAAGACTTCGTTTGAGGCAGTCAAGACAGGAAGTGTGAAACCGTTCATTATTCCAGCCTTACACGCAACACAAGGAGAACCTAAAGAGATCGAAAATCTTTTTCTAGTTCCAGCAGAGGACTGGCTGTCTAATCTTGCCTATTATATGTACGTTGAATGGAGAGTAGCTAATTCGGAAGGGTTTAGGAAGTCGGAGTACATGTATCTATTAAAACATGCTCTAAACCCCATACAACACGACTTCGACTACATACTTATAGATTGCCCACCTTCTCCCGGGGAACCAACCAGACTTGCCCTGGCTGCTTCTGATTGGAGTTTGATTATCATGCAAAGCCAGATATTCTGCTTTGATGCTGTCGGGCGGTTTGCAGAGATTATGGAAGGGGTGCAGAAGCAATTCAATCCTGTTTTAGACGTTCTCGGAATTGTGCCAACATTGATGGATAGCAGGGCCAACTTAGACGCAGGGATAGTCAAACATGCACGGGCGGAGTTTGGTGATTGGGTAACGGATACAATTATTCATTCCAAAACAAAGGTGAAAGAGATTGCTGTAGGAATACCGGTTAACCTTAATAAAAAAGAACGTGATGCCTTAGACCAGTATAATGAGTTGACTTGCGAGGTGTTGAGACGATGCCAAACGCACTAGAACGTATGAGGAACAACAAGAATGTTAGGGCCGATAGCGAGGAAGTAAAGGACTTGCTTGACAACAACATTTCCGACAATGAAAACATAAACGAAAGCGAAAACACTTTCAACAATGTAACCGCTTACATAATTGCCAACAAGAAACCTAAGTTTGAAGAACTACACAAGAAGGATACTTTTTGGGTAAAGAATGAAGTGCTAGAAAAATTGCATGAGATAACCAAGGGTAACAAGGGGATGAAGACACAGATCATTAATGAAGCATTGGAATTATTTTTTAAAGTAAATAAAATATAAGGAGAGGGAGAATATGCAGACAAAATTTAACATTCTTGTAATTTTGTTAATTTCGATGTGCGGCGTTCTTATATATTTTAATACTATTGACATTGAAAAGCTTATCAAGGCAATCGAAATAGCGAATAGATAAGTTTAACCACATCACCGCCTGCCCGGGGCGGTATTTTTTTGCCCATTTTTAGACAAACAAAAATCACAGCTAGTAAAACTGTGATAGAACGAAAATGTTCAGATAGGATAGCCGTCTCTCAGGGGCAGGGACGGCTATCTTCTTTAGTTGAGGTACGCGGTTGTTTCTGGTTCGTATTGGTTGCAATAGGCCCCCTTTTTTCGTCTTCTTTTGACAGAAGATACTCTTCTACTATGATGTTTAGCATATCATTTCTTTTTCGCTTGTTTTCAGTGCACAACACCTCCAACTTTTCAAAAGTATCATCTGAAAACTTTACTGTTGTTTGTCTATTTCTCATCCCTAGCACCCCTTCTATTAAGTTATTTTAAATATATTGTATCACAAAGAAGTGCAAAGTAAACATATTTTTTATTTTTAATAAATATTCTATAAAATTTCCCTATTTTGTAATATTATGTCTTGCAAAGTTCAAAGTAGTCCTTTATAATATAAAGTAGGTCGAAGGAATACTTTAAGAGGGGGTGAACGTATGATACAAAAATCTATTAGACTGACTGCTGAACACGTTATGAAAATTAAAGAGATTTCAAAGCAGGAGGGCGACAGAAGTCCGGCATCTATTATTAGGGAAGCGATTGACCTTTACTACAAACAAAGACATGCGGAGTCGGCAAGCGACTAAAGAAAAGGAGAGTGCCTAATGAACGAGCTAATCACAATTTCGGGAGTAAGAGGCTACATAGATGAAGCCGGGGTAGCACAGTTGAATTTGGAAGATGTGGCAAGAGGACTAGGGTTTACACAAACAGCTTCTGGTAGTGGCAACGAGGTTGTTAGATGGGAAAGGGTTGCATCGTACCTGATTGACTTAAAATTCGTCATCCCCACTTGTGGGGACGCAGAGCGCAAGGACGTAACATTTATCCCCGAAAATATCTTTTACCGTCTAGCCATGAAAGCCAAGAACGAAACAGCTGAAAAATTTCAAGCTGTGGTGGCTGACGAAATCCTTCCTGCCATCAGAAAGACCGGCGGCTATATGGTAAAGCCTATGACCGTCGAGGACATGATTATTGCCCAGGCAACCTCGGTAAAAGAATTAAAATCACAGGTCAGCGAACTTTCTCAAACCGTAGGCAAGCTGGCAGAAATACAATCCCATAAAGCGGAAGTCGTCCAGTCGCTCCCCCCGGTCAATCCGCTAACCCAGCGAGCGCAACTCAACCAGATTGTCCGAGGGTATGCGGAGCGCAATAAGGTGGAGTACCGGGACGTGTGGGGCAGCCTTTACGGAGAGTATGGCAGCCGGTACAGTATCAATCTCAAAACTAGGGCGAAAAATCGCCAACAATCACCAATGGATTACGCGCAATATAATGGACAACTTTCTGATGTGTTAGCGCTGTCGATTGAATTATTTTGTTAACAAGTTTTTGGAGCAAAGCGGTGACATTCAAGCTGTAAATTAAGGAGGCGTAACCAATGGCCGAGGTGTTAAGAAGGAGGATGGGGTTGTGAGTTGCAAAGACAAAACAAATGGCGAGTGCAGGGCACCTTACCAGCGCGATTTGTGCCCTGTGTATGTAAACGGGCGTTGCTGCGAGGATGGGGAAAGTAACATGACCTGCAAACACGAACTGAACGGCTTCTGCACATTGCCGCCCAGCCACGGCGCAAAGACCTGTCCGGCTGGAAACGGTGACACGTGTTGCGCGGTGTGCGAGGGCAGAGGATACTGCCAGGACGTTTGCACAGAAAATAAGGAGGTAACAAATGATGAGTGACATTATCGATGGATTTCTGGCAGTAGCCTGTTTGGTTGTGTTGGCGGTACTGGCGGCGGTGGCAGGATGAAGAAGATACTTAAAATCGTAACGGTAGAAAATTGCGACGAATGTGAATGGCTTGATACTTATGGCGATAAAATTGGTTTTTGTGATAACACAGACGAAGGACGGGTAATATCCGATACCAACACAATCCCGGAATGGTGTCCACTAAAAGATTACAAGGAAGGTGAGTAGATGAAAAACAATGCCAAAACTATAAAAATGCTGATACTGGCAGAGGCGACAAGGGTGATGGAATTGCTCAACAAAATTCCAGAAGAAAACTTGAAGAATATGTATGAGTATTCCAGCGATGTTGCAAGGAACAAGGCGGAGTTGAAGGCTAAGATGGCAGAGTTGCGGCGCGATACGATGGCGATGGAGAACATTATATATACCTGGGTTAGTAAGTAATGGCAATATTCAATCCAATTGTATGGGCGGTGGCATTGATTTTGTGGATCATGATTGCATGGGCGTGGTGGGTGTTTTGGGTATAAAAAAGCTACCTTTGCGAGAGGCAGCTAAAGAAAAAATATGTTGTGCTAATTATAGCGCAGAAAGAGGCGAAAGTAAAATGTCAACAATGTCAGCAAATTGTCACCTAGAACCAGACGAGGAAATTAAGTTGATACTTTATGCAGATACCAACGGGGATGGAGAACGGTATTTTGTGTTTGACATTAACGGTATGGGGCTGTTTATGAGCCCGGAGCAGATGGAAAAGGCCGTAGATAAGATTAATAAGCGATATGCGGAGGCGGCAGACAATGGCTAGATTGTACGCGGGAACAATTATTAACAGATGGACGCTTATTCAAAATATTGATAATGAAATGTGGGTTTGTAGATGTTCTTGCGGAAAAATAAAAAACGTCATTGTACGAAACGTAATAAGAGGATTTTCTAAAAGTTGCGGATGCCTTAATAAAGAGGTTAATACCCAGAGATCGCTTCTAGCATATTCACATACTCCATTATGGAATCGATGGGTTGCAATGCGACAAAGATGCAATGACGAAAATTGTAGCAATTACGAAAGATACGGAGGAAGAGGAATTAAAGTTTGTGATGAATGGGATAAGTCGTATTTATCTTTTAAGGACTGGGCTATTAAAAATGGATTTAGCGAAACGTTGGAGATAGATAGGATAGACAATAATGGAAACTATTCACCCAATAATTGCAGGTTTGCAACAACGAAAGAAAACGCAAACAATCGGCGCAGTAATGTATTTCTTACAATTGGTTCGGAAACACACAATATTAAATGGTGGTCGGAAGAAGCCGGGATAAATTACGGAACAATACAATCTAGGAGAAGATACGGATGGTGTGATGAAGACTTAACAAAACCAGTAGACAGGAGGCGTAGAAATGGGAACGCTTTATAACTTGACAGCCGCGTATCAACAACTAGCTGAAAAATTAGAAGGTTGCGACGAACAAACGCAGATCGATACATTAGAGGGCAGTGCTGAATTTGACAACATCGAGCAGAAAGCCGCTGGCATATGCAAGATGCTATCAAACTGGCAAGGTGATATATCTGTGCTGGACAAGGAAATTAACCGCCTGACAAGCCACAAAAGGACCATGGAGAACAGTATCAAGTCGGTAAAAGAGTACCTTAAACAAAATATGGAAGCGTTGAAGCTGGACAAGATTAAAGTCGGTACGTTTTCCATATCGCTGCAGAACAGTCCGGCTGCGCTTTCGATTACTGACGACAAACTTCTGCCTGTTAAATATTGGGAAGTTATTCCACAAAGTTTCAAGCCGATGAATGACAAGATTAAGCAGGATTTGAAAAATGGGATTGCGGTTCCAGGAGCGACACTAACAACCGGAAAAAGTTTACGAATTAGATAAGGGAGGACAGAAACATGAACATGAAGCATTACAACAATCTCAAAACTCTTCCCGCTGATGCGTTAAAACCAATATTGGCAGGACGATTGAAGGGGAAATCGGACATTAACCCGCAATGGCGCGTTGAAGCAATGACCAAAGAATTTGGCGTGTGCGGCATAGGTTGGAAATACGAGATTGCCGAAACATGGACTGTCCCTGCAAGCGGAGATCAACTTTTAATATTTGCACAAATCAACTTGTACGTCAAAGACGGTGAGGCGTGGAGCGCGGCTATTCCTGCAATCGGCGGTGACTTTGTTGTCAAAAAAGAAACAAGCGGCCTATACGTAAACGACGAAAGTTACAAAATGGCTGTTACCGACGCGCTGGGTGTGGCAATGAAATTCTTGGGCGTGGCCGCTGACGTATACCGAGGGTTGGCGAATGATACTAAATACGGGCGCGAGAAGCCACAACAACTACCTGCCAAGACGAATGTATCACCTACCCCACAAATACCCGCTACAGCGAAGCTAGACGGCATGACAGTAATGCAGATGGCGCACCTTGTCAACTTGGCCAAAGAAAAGTCAGTGACCGCCGATATGCCTGCCATTATGCAGAAAGTCGCAGGTGTCGGCAGCACCAAGGAATTGACCAAGGATCAAGCTGACAAAGTGATCTGCCACTTGCAAGAGTTGGTGACGACGTGAGCGCAGTCATAAAAGCGATAAAGTAGTTTATGCCTATTATCCGGCACTACAAATGGAGAAGTTGATAGCCGAATTAGAAGTAGCAAAATGTAAAATTATGACTTACTTGATAATCATTAAAGATCAACAAGATGAGATTGACAGGCTGTTTGATCTGGGAAGGAGATGAAAACGTGGGTATTCCTGTTATGATCCTGGGAAATTCGGGAAGTGGAAAGTCTACTTCAATGAGAAATTTCGATATAGGAGAGATTGGCATATTCAACGTAGCAAGCAAGCCTCTACCCTTTCGAAAAAAGCTAAACAAGGTAGATGGCGCAACCTATGGACTGATAGAAAAAACCCTGTCAGCGGCTAACCTGAAGCGTTACGTGATAGACGATAGCCAGTATTTAATGGCCTTTGAAATGTTTGACAAAGCGAAGATTACCGGCTATGGAAAGTTTACCGACATGGCCTTGAATTTCAAGGGACTGATTGACTTTGTTGTTAAAAGAACACCGGCAGATTGCATCGTTTATTTCATGCACCATACACAAATTACCGAATTGGGGGTTAAGGCAAAGACGGTGGGCAAAATGCTTGACGATCAGCTTACGGTGGAGGGCTTGTTCAGTATAGTGCTACGAACGAAGGTAGAGAATGGAAAATACACCTTCACCACCCAAACGGATGGCAACGACACTGTTAAAAGTCCGATGGAGATGTTCGAGAAAGAAATTGATAATGATTTGAAATTCGTGGATGAGCAAATACGTGCCTATTGGGACTTAAATAAAACAGAAAAGGGGATAGAAAAATGAGAGATTTGAATTTGTCAGAAGTTGTCGAAAATCAAGAGTTTGCACGAGTATTACCAGGTGGTTATATTTGCAGAATTATGTCAATCGACGATGTTGTTGATCGGGAATATCTAAAAATTGAATATGATATTGCCGAAGGAAACTTTGCCGGGCGTTATCAGGAACTGTACAACAGCAGAGGTTTTTGGGGAGGTAACTTCATTCGGTCGTACAAAGAAAAAGCATTGCCATTCTTTAAAGGGTTCATAACGGCGGTTGAAAATTCTAACAAGGGTTTTATTTTTGACAATGATGAATCGAAGTTATTCGGAAAAATTGTCGGAATTGTACTCGGCGAGGAAGAGTATACCAAGAAAGATGGCAGTATTGGCGTGAGATTGTACGCTAATCAAATTAGAAGCGTTGAACAGATCAGAAAAGGCGTAGAAGTGCCAGCAATGAAGCGGTTAAAGCAGGATAGCGGAGCCACGCAATTTGGCAAAGAAGTATTCTCTGACGTCGATGTGCCGTTTTAATGAACAGCGATAAGATAATTTTAAGTTTATGTTCTGGAACCGGTTCGTGGGAAAAGCCGTATATCGAAAACGGCTACGACGTTAGACAAATAACCCTGCCAGACAATGATGTACGGCTATATGTACCTCCTGATAATGTGTATGGAATACTGGCAGCCACTCCCTGTGACGAATTTTCAATAGCCAAGCATTTTCACGGCAAAGGAAACTATACTCACAACTTTAAGGCCGGACTAGAAATTGCCGCGGCGTGTTGCCGGATAATTTTGACCTGCAAGCCCAAGTTTTGGGCGATAGAAAACCCAGCAAATGGACTGATTAAAAGGTGGATGAAAGAACCGCTGTTTACCTTTAACCCTTGGGAGTATGGCGACAACTACCAAAAAGGAACGGCGATATGGGGCGGGTGCAACGTGCCTACTCCCACAACAACTGAAAAACCAGAGGGGATGATTAAATTTTCGATGTTAAAAAGTAAAGATATTTGGCCGGAATTTTACGGAATTTATACGAGGCAGGAACGAAGGGCGATTACGCCACCGGGGTTTGCAAGAGCGTTTTATGAAGCCAATCGGTAAGTAGGTGAAGGAATGTCACAGGGAAATTTCATTCCAATATGTAGAGATATTTTTGAACATTGGATATACCAGGATGCAGATTATTTAAAAGTTTGGTTGACGATGTTGGGAAGGGCAAGGTTCTCGTTTGTTCCCAAAGTAGACTACTGTCAAGGAATTAAGTATACGCAAAATAGGAGCGAATTTTTATATGGCAGGAAATATTGGAGCGAATTAACCGGGGTTGGCGAACAGCGGTTGAGGACGTTGTTAAAAAGACTAATCAAGGAAGAAATGATTGTTAACATATCGACTACTTCTAAGTTTACAATATATTCCATCAAAAACTATGAAAAATTCAACCAGCACATTAACCAGCAAGAAACGCAGGCAGAACAAAGGTTTGATGGCGTTTGCCAACCAGCAGAGCAACCTGATAGCAACCAGCACCTAACCAGCAGCCAACCACAAAAGAATAAGGTAGTAACAAAGATAAAGAATGTTAATAAGAATACCTATAGCGAATTTGTGACACTGACACCGGCTGAACACGAGCGACTAACAACAGAATTCGGACAAGTTGCCGTTGATAGGATGATTGAAATCCTTGACAACTATAAAGGTTCTAACGGCAAAAAGTATGTTGACGATAACAGGGCTATAAGGAATTGGGTTATTAAGCGGTATCAGGAAGAAAAGTCTAAACAGCCAGAACAAAAACAATCTGTAGCTGATAAGGCAAGGGAGATATCAGATAGATATGAACAACGCCACGGCATCAAGACTAATAGCGGCAACGAAAGAAGTATTTCCGTCGTCGAAGAATGACACTGACAGCACAATAGATATTTGGATGGGCTTATTCGGCAACAGGGATGATGGGCTGATGGAAAGTGCAATCCGCCTTTGTTGGCTAAGTTGCAAGTTTTTCCCCTCTCCTGCCGACATAACAGAAGCAATCAGGGAAGTGCAAACTGACATTTCAATACCTGACAACAAAAGGCTGGAAAGATCCAAGAATTACGACTCACCTATTATTGCCAAAGTGATGGAAATGATGCGAAAAGGTGAAATAACTAAATTCGTGGCCGAAATGTCAATCGAACCGGAGTTGACCGACTATGCAAGATCGAAATTCCCCAACTTGTCAGACGAACTAATTCGCAAAAATTACCTAGAAATCAGACAAGCATATGAGGGAGTGGATAAATGTTTTGGCTGCATGTGGTCGTTCGGAGATTGTGTTGATAAGGGCCACTTCCCTGTGATGGAGCTGTCGGCTAGCGGATGGATCAGTTTACGGTGGCATAGATGCCAGAAAGGAGCAAAATGACGGAAATAGACGGAAAAGTTGCGGAAATTAAAACAACAATAGAAAAAATGATTGACAGGATGTTTAAGCGTTATTATTACCACGTTTGTTTTGTAACAGACAAGACAATCGGCGACGTAGAAGTATCGGCAATAAAAAAGATTATCACAAGATCAGATATAGACTTGCTGAGGGAAGTTGTGGCAGAAGGATTGAAAAAAGATGGTTGCACAATAGTAAGTTTTCAACTGTTGAGAAAGGAAGGCTGGTTATAATGCCCAGAAAGGGGTTAGACAATGACTAACATCGAGCGCATGACCCTCTACGAGGCAGGTCAGTCGGACAAGCAGATCGGCAACGCAACATTTTATACCTCTGCCGCAATCGCATCGTGGCGATACCGTCTAGGACTGCCAATCAACAAATTTAACAAGGCGCTGGACAAACAGCGTATGGAACTGTATCTGCTCAACAAATCGGACAGTGAAATAGCGGATGCAACAGACAGAACAAAGTCTGGTGTCCAGCATTGGCGCAAAAGTAATAATTTGCCGAGCCATTTTAAAGCTAAAAGAAAAGGGGTGGCATATTGATACGCACACCTATCCAGAACATCAGGCAATCTCTATCCCCAGACGATTGCCAGTCAGTTATCGAGTGTTTCTGTCTGCTCAATAGAGTTGCCGACAAGGTAAAGATGGATCGTAAAAAGATAGATAAATTCCTAATTGCCTATATATCGCTGCGAAATGGCAGAAGAAAGAATAGCCAAAATCAACCTATATGGAACTTGGCTAGGGTTGACGAGATTGCGAAGTTGCGAGAAAGCAAGATGCCCTGGAAAGATATTGCTGACAAATACGGATGTGCGGATCATGCAGTAGCGCAGGGATTTAGACGGTACAGGAGGTAAGGACATTGGCTATCAATAGCAAGCAAAAGGGTAAACGCGGCGAACTCGAATTTTGCTCAAAGATGAAAGAACATGGCTTTATTGTTAAAAGGTCAGTCCAGTATTGCGGCAACAACGAAGCGGCTGACAATGCGGATGTGATCGGGTTGCCCGGGATACATTGCGAGATCAAGCGAGTGGAGAAGCTCAATATTACCGACGCTGTCAACCAAGCTGCAAGGGATGCTACTAAGGGAAATCTGCCAACAGTATTTCATCGTAAAAATGACGAGGAATGGCTTTGCACGATGCTATTATCTGACTGGGTGAAAATATACAGGGAATGGGGATGCCCATTTTAACCCATAGCAAGCGCAGTATGCCCAAGGTGGCGAGAAGCAGGATAAAGCGATAGGTAAGTGTACAAGGCAAACAAAATAAGCGCATAAGGGAATGTGAGCGATATGAATATAGCTTCTGAGTTAATGAAACAGCGCGAAGAAAAGCCCTATAAATTGGCGGTCATCGAATTAGCAGGAATATGCCGGGAACTGGAAAAACAATTGCGAGCCAGCGAAGCGAGCAATACTGCATTAGCTAAGGCGTTGGACGCAACAAATAAAGTAAAATCATTTATGACGATGCCCAGAGCATACTGGGACGATGAATGGTCGAACGAGAAAAGATATGATGCCGCAAAGAAAGAGATGGATAAATATAATCTATTATTATCTGCTGGAAAAGTTAATAAAGCATTGGCAGGTGCCAAATGTTGACTTACCTTGACAGCTTATCGGTAATGGTATACCTTTCCGGGTTGGTGGTTGTGCTAATTGCGCTGACTATTGCTGGATTGTATGCGGCACCGGGCCGGGAAGAAGACAAAAACGAATATTGGGGGAATGGAAAATGAACAATCTCGGAATGACAAATGGATGGCTAAAAGACCAGACGCCTGCAATAGTCAGCGCAGGATCAGCAATGACCCGGGACGAACTAGCAACCTTTATCGGCGAAAAGTGTGACGATATCAAACAGCTATTTGCGACCAAAAACAAAGATTACGGTATGGCAGACGATGCCTTTGCAAACTTCCGCAAGTCGGCTCACCGGGTTATCCTGCCGATGGCTCCTGGACTAGATGAGCATGAGGCAATGTTTAGGGTATTGCTTGTCCTACTCGACAAACACGCTGTTGCCCTGTCGCAAACTGGTTTGGGCGGCAATGAAGTTGATGAGCGACTAGCCGATATTGCCAACTACGCGCTGATAGCCAGGGGGATACTGGCAGACAAAAATAGGATGGTGAAATAGATGCGCATTAAACCTTGTCCGAAGTTTTACGGCAATACTCGTTGGCAACAGTTTTTCCATATTTGTTCAGAAGTATTCGAGTTATTTATTGACCTGTTGAAAAAAGATTATGTTCATGCGGCAGAAGAAGTGGTTGACTGTCAGACGAGCCTAGAAACTTTCCAGGTCGTAAATGGATACAACGACCGTAAAAGGGCGACAGTCCGAAAACTGGTAGCAGATAAAAACTGGCGAAGAGGATATTTGTCGGAGGTGGACGGAAATGATTGACCTTGCAACGTGCCAAAAATGCGAGAAAGATTGGGAAGCACAGATAGAGCAGATGATGGCAGACAATACCGATTTGGAGGCAAGGATCGGGGAGTTGCGGCAAAAGTTAGCCGACTACAAGCTAAAATATGAGTATGTAGAGCAATGTAACAGGAAAAACGCAGATTATTGTGTTGAGCTTATTAAGGGGCGCAACGAACTGACCGAGAAGTTGGCTGCCAGCGAAGCGACAATATCCCTGCTAAAACTAAAATTGCAGATTGCCAATGGGCTGGTACAGCGCGGTGATGTAATGACGATGTGCCAGGTGCTGGATGGTTTTGGAGGTGATGAATAATGTCTGATGTGCTGGAGAGTAAAACTCAAACAATGATTGATATACTGCGAAATTTGCCTTATGATCAGAAATCGGCACAAGGTAACAATGACCCGGAGTTGTTGCACATAAACGATGGCTGGGCAGAGTCAATTGCAAAGCGGATGGAGCGGATGGATGCGGTTGTGGCTGCGGTCAGAAATACAATAAGCGCAGGCAATGAGGAAGATTGTCTGTTGATCGAATTGGCGATTGCTCTCGCAAATCTGGACGGTGATCCCCATGACTAACGTACCTTGCCCGGTATGTCGCGGCACCGGATCCTGGGAAGGCGAAATATGTTTGGAGCGGTGCGAACGGTGTGATGGAGCCGGGACGATAACAGCAGAAAATTTTAGAGGGGGGGCGGCACAATGCCGGAAAAATGCCGAAAATGTCTGCGAAACACAACCAGCAGTTGCGGCGCGATGAAAAAGTACGATGCAGAGTGTTGGGCGTATACAGACGATTTGGGAGAGTATGTTCGTCGAGAGTCGGAGCGACTACGGCACATGGCGATATACGGATTAGTGCCGCCGCGAGGGGTGGTAAATGGCTAAACAAATATCGTGTGGGATTTGCGCTATTTATGGGGAGACCGTTGCAATGGTGTTGGTCAATAGCTTTTTTCGCTGTCCGGAGTGCAACGCCGAATTGCATGTCAACGATAGCGGTGATGATACGTTTATCAGATCATGGCAGCGGCAACAACAATATGTGTCGATGTCCTTGCAGGAGGGCGAGCATCCTCACGGGGGCAACGATCCAACAGGCAAGAGCCCGAAAGATCGGATGCGGAAAAAGTCGATCAGCGAAACTAATTTGAATTTGTATAAGTAGGAGTGATTAGATGGGCGCTTTGAAATACATTAAAGTACCATTTATGAAAAGAGAATATTCCACATGGTATAGTATGGTTCATAGATGTTTAGACAAGACCCATCCTAATTATCGCGACTATGGCGAACGTGGAATAACTGTGTGCGAAGAGTGGAAAAACGATTATCAACAATTTGTATTAGATATGGGAAATAAGCCAGCCGGATTGACGTTAGACCGAAAAGACAATAGCAAGGGATATTACAAAGGCAATTGCCGTTGGGCTACGTATTACCAGCAATCTAGGAACCGCCGAAGCACAATAATTGCAGAAATAGACGGAATAACAAAGTGTGCAAAAGACTGGGCTATTGATAAAAACATTAACCTTAGCACTCTATATGACAGAGTTGAAAAAGGGTATAGCCTTGAAAAAGCAATTTCAATGGGAGCATTCCATAAAACGAAAATTGTCATAAATGGAATAGGGAAAACGATTGACGAGTGGGCTACAGAAACAGGAATTAATCGGACAACTATATACATGAGAATTCATGCGTTGGGGTGGAGCAATGAAAGGGCTATAACCAACACAAAAAGTCGCAAAAGTGTTCATGAGTGCATGTTAAATTTGGTAAGAAAAATAATTAGTTGACAGTTGCATAATTAAGATTTACAATTGAATTACTTCTTCGCCCTTTTTTAAGTGCGACAAAACAACTCCAAGGCTCTGCCATTCGGCAGGGTCTTTTTCTCTGCCCAAAATGCCACATTAGCACAACGGAAGTGTCTCTGCCTTGTAAGCAGGTGGGTGTGGGTTCGAGTCCTACATGTGGCTCCACTTAATGACCCCGCTGTCTCATGGATAGCTTGTCATACGATCCCCTGCTATGGCCTCCCTCATAGCTAGGGGATCAGCCCCGCAAGGGCAAATAATAGTGAGGTGCTACCCATGACAGTAGTAGTCCTACAAAACTCATGTACTACCTGTATCAACAAGGGCATAGAGGTCTGCCTATCGCCACGTATAATAATGGTGGATGGTGAGTGCCAGACATTTATAGACCATGACGATTACTATAATAGGTTGCTGACTAGCAGTAGATATGTTGACAATGTGAGGTGCTTACGATGACCAGTATATACAAAGATATCAAACTGACATATCCCGACGATATGCCGCTACAAGAGGCTGAAAGGTACTGCCAAGACGAGATAGATGCGTGGGTGTCAGAATGTCCAGACAAGGCGATTGCTAGTGTAGAGATTGTCCTACATGACGGCGAGGTAGAGATACATAGCTTGGAGCGCAGTCCGATCAAGCGAGTACGCAGGGTAAGCGGTTATCTTAGCACACTAGACCACTTTGGCGATAGTAAGCTGGCAGAGGAACGTGATAGGGTAAAACATTGTTAGGGCAAAACAAAAAACCGCCCGAAGGCGGCCTAGACCTTATAATCTAATCGAATATCCTGCGGCAATATAAAAGCCGGTATCTGTGTTGTCGAGTGATCCAATACTGTATAGCGTTTTTGCCAGTAATCTCTGATCGTATGCACGCATGGTTTGTGTGGTTTGTATTGTTTTTTCTTCTTCTGCGACAGGTTTTGGCTTTATCATCGTTTAGTTTCCCCCTCTTCTCCGTAGGTGTCAATTTCTATTTTGTGTAGATACTCGTCTAGTGCCGCTGCGACAATGGCGGCTTTACTTATGCCTGTGTGCTTAGCATGGGCTTCTAGCCGCTGCGCTACATCGAGTGGTAGACGGGTGCTTAGTGTTATCTGCATGATTGCCTCCTTCGCCGGTTATCGCTGACCGGCGGCAGCTTGTGGTTATTGTTTGCCGTCTATGCTGTCGATTATTTTGTGTATTGCGTCTCGTTCTTGCAGCCAGATGCAACTTGTTGTGTCTTCCATTTCCTTTCCGGCGCATTCTTGCTGAATACTGTGAGCGTGGCATAAGGTTTTCATCGCCTTTTCGCATAATGCAGACCTGATTAAACTCAATTCCTTTTTCGTTACTTCCATTTTGATGATTTTTTCGATTGTCATGTTGTTTGCCTCCTTCCTATTGCCGGGTAACCGCCTTGCCGGCTTGTGTTCGTTGTAAGAAAAAGTACCCTATTTTTCTTACAAATTATCGAGTAGTTGGCGGCCCGTTTTTATGGTATCTTGTTCGTCATACTATCATGTCGCCTCTATGGTTGTAGTGTTTGTTGTAGTGGAATTTCTGTCCTTCTGTCAAGTCGTTATATTGGGATAGTGTTATTTGGTGTTTTGCTATGTAGTTGTTGTAATATTCGTTTGATGTTGGATCTTCCATTGTACTGCGCCAAAATTCCCCGGCCTCTTGTTTTTCGCTTGCAATGTACTGTGTTCTTGTCATTTTTGTTTGCCTCCCCGTTTTGTTATCTGCCATTATTGTAACATGCAAGCTTGCATGCGTATATGGGACAATAGTCCTATCTTTTTAGGTTATAATTAGGATATCGCAATGGCATTGGATAGGCAGGAGTTATAAACCTGCTGACAAGGTTAACCCCTCCTTCTAATGCCTTATTTCTATTGGGGTTAATAAAATGTAGAGGGGATAAGAAAATGTTAAAGGGTTCAACAATCAAGTGTCCTAATTGTCAGACCGGACTATATAAGGTAATGGCTGACATAACCAAAGACAATATGCCCGGACAGATGATATTTGATAAGCAGATAATTCCAATGGGTAAGAAGCGACATAAACAGGATGAAAGCGCCTTTGATCCGCAACGATGCCCCAGCTGTCATAGCGAATATTTATTGATGGATCTGCTACCCAAGTTCGCTGTACGAACTAAAACGCTACACGAACCTGAGTATTATGCCAACAACACCATATACAATAAGGCGCGGCTGGCATTATTTTTGAGGGTTGCCCCTCTACCAAACATGCTAAATAGTTAGGTGCTTTTTTAGCACCTAAGAAAAACAGTCTTCGCCCTTACGCGCATAAGTCTTGCAGGGTTTTCGTGATGTAATTCGTTTAGAATACGCCCACTAGACAGGGCATTAGAGGTGATCAGCATTAACAAGCTATTAGAATTCATTAACGGGGAAAGTAACGTTGTCAAAGTTGAAGTAATCATATCGAGAGAAAAAACGCAACAAGGAACCGAATATATAAGTGTTTCTGCCGAAAACAGACCGCTATATTCGTTCTGGCATAATCCCAATAAGAACAAGGGAACGCCTAAACATTCCGGAGGCAAAAAGCCTTATATAATGTTGATGATAGAAAGAATAGAAGAGATGCGAAAAAACAATATACCTAACATAGAAGATTTGATAGGCTTCATGGTATGTCTTGGAAATAATGTTCAATGGCATACTGGCAAGCTAATTCATAAGCGCAGTAAAAAACAATTAAAATATGCCGACTTATTAACGTTGTTCTCGTATGGGAAACGAAAACTAGATAGGATATTGAAAGACTTACAGGACAATAGCCTTTTGCGTAATACGGCAGAAGGTTATTTTATTTCTGACAGTCTTATTAAAAAGGGAGGCCGTTAGATATGGCTGATAGAATAACGACATATGAACAAGCGTTTGATGGACTTTTGGGAATAGCGGTTAATGATGTATTAAGAAAAGACTATCTTAGTAAGTTGGAAGCACAAGGACATACAGAAAAAAGCATTTGCTATGCCATATTTAGAGCGCAGGATAAATTAAACGCTTATCGCAGGCAGAGCAACTTCTATTCAATACTAACAAACGAAATAAATAAATGGTCTTGGAAAAAGGATGATCCAAGATGGCAACAATGGAGAGATAGAAAAAACGAACAAGAGAGAGCAGCCAACATAAGGAAAGAATTCTTTAGCGAACTAAGAACAAAAGAAGAGCTAAGCAGCATTGGCAAAAAAAAAAACGCCAAAGGTTTTATTTACTTTATTCAAGGTAAATGCGGCGGCGCCATCAAAATAGGATTTTCGATTAAACCGGAAGAACGATTGAAAGCATTACAGACAGGTTATCCAGACACCTTGCTTATCTTGTCTATGGTTCCCGGTTCAGAAGCTACAGAGAGGGCAATACATAAAGAGTTAGAAGCGTTTAGAATGAATGGTGAATGGTTTAGACCCGACGATCATGTGATAAGTTTTATTAAGAATGTTCAACCAGTAAAGAAATTAAGTGGAAAAATGTGAGATAGTTGTCGAGTGCGATCCTATGCCGTGGCGATAACCGACTCGAAGACATGACGGCATTATATAAGTGGAGGTGATGGCTGGATGAAGCGGATAACCAGATTGGTAGAGTGGTCATTTCAATTTCACACATTGTACGGACAGCAGAACAATAGATGGCGTAACAAGATGAAAGCGTTTAAGGCGCTGAATAAGGCAGGCAAATAAAACATCGTAGCGGCTGTTGTGTAGGCGCGTGGTCGGATGTGAGTTGACTACATTATGTAGTTGACTGACGTATTTTGTGGAGTATAGATGTGTGGGATAACTATGGATGGAGAGGTGATTTTATTATGGCTGGAACTGGAGCCGTAAGAAAGTATGATGCCGAAGTTTTGGCAGATCAATTAAATGATTATATTGATGATAACGATGATCCACGATTATGTGGATTTTGTGTGGATAGAGACAAGCCAAGGCGAGAAACATTATGGTTATTGGCTAAGGATTGTAGTAATCTATCTAACGCCGTTTCGCGTGCGAAGGAAAAATGCGAGATATATCTCACCGGCTCAACCTGTGCAATACATCCTAAAATAGCAGGTATTCGGCTTGCTGCTAATCATAATATGTATGAAAAGGTAGCAACCGAATTGACTGGCGCCAACGGTGGCGCTATCCAAGTTGAGGCAATGTCACCTATCGACAGGCAGGCAAGAATAGCTGAGTTGATGGCAAAGAGTGTTAAACTGCTAACCTAAAATATGTCCGCGCTCAATGGAATTACCTTGTTATAGTTAACTAGATTTAGTTATTTGCAACCACAAACCAGCAAACCCGCGTAGATGCTGGATTGTTTGGTTTACACAATATATATTATCGGACGTTGTACATATGTTCTATACAGAAAGGAGAAACAATGACTGATAGAGTTAAGGAAAAGAAATGGGAATTAGATGACATTGCCTTGTTGTTCGACCACAGTTACATAACTAAAGGTGAGTTGTTGGAGATCATTGGCGTATTGGCTAAAGAGATAAAGGCGTTAAAGGATAGGTTGCCACCGTGGTAATGCCACTGCCATACCCCTATCCTTGTCAACATCGTAGTCCAGACCCATGTCTAGCCAGATACAGAGTGCTGGGCATAGGCACAGCGTAGTGATACACACTTACCTATACATATTGTTGGGGTATAGGAATAAAACAACTTAAGGGTGGTATACAGGACTTCATATTCTATTAGTGGCACAAAGGACTGATTAACATGTTAACCCCAGCAGAAGAAATGGAATTAATATCCCTTGCCGAATGGGACTTGTGGTCACGCGATCCCTGGCAATGGATCAAAGATTGCTGCTATACCATGGATGAGGCAGACGAGGGCAAGACCAAGCGGTTCCCGGACAAGGAGTATCTATCCTATATATGTACGGCCTGGCTCAAGCATGATCTACTGGCCATACCTAAGACCCGGCGTATGATGTTGTCATGGCTGATGATTGCCTTGCATCTATGGGCAGCGTTATTCCATCCCAATAGCGCTATCTTTGTCCAGTCCAAGAAGCAAGAGGACAGCGACTTCCTGATAGCTGATAAGCGCATGATGTTTATCTATAACAACCTGCCAAAGACGCACAGATGGCCTGTATGTGCTTATAAGTCCTGCAACATAGCGGTAAGCAACGGTAGCTATATCAAGGCTATAGGGCAGGGTGCTGACCAACTGCGTGGCTATACAGCTTCATACATTATGCTTGATGAGTGTGCGTTTTGGGAGCAGGCAGAAGATACCTGGGCAGCTCTAAAACCTACTGTTCAGGGTGGTGGACGTGTTGTGTTGGTAAGCAGTGCGGGCCCAGGCTTCTACCAAAGAATTTGCGAAGGTGATATTTAATGCAAGGCGTAACAGAGTATGACACAGACCAAGGCATCCACGTTCTGCGCATCCATTATACTGCTGACCCAGACAAGTGCAGTCCTGAGTGGGCAGCAGAGCAAAGGCGCGGCATGACAGAAGCCGCATGGCAACGAGAGATGGAGATCAACTTCAACGTCTTTGCAGGCAAAGCGTGGTATCCCGAGTTTCGCATAGATTTCCATGTTGCCAAAGAACCACTTGCAGTCATAGATGGCAGGCCAATAGCAAGAGGTTGGGACTACGGTCTTACTCCTGCTACCATCTTCTGCCAGACCACAGCCAAAGGCCAGTTGCTAGTTCTCTATCCTGAGTTGCAATCAGTCGATTGTGGTATCCTGGCACATGGTAGAGTAGTTAAGTCAGAGAGTGCAACATACTTTTCTAAGGCTACATTCAATGACTATGGCGATCCAGCAGGCAATCAACGTTCGCAGACAGATGAGAAGACAGCTAACGATATACTACGTAGCGAGTATGGTATCAATGTGTTGCCTGGGCCTGTATCCTTCGAGGCTAGAGACAACGCCATACGTAAGTCTCTTACCACTATGACACCCGATGGACAACCTATGATGCTGATTGACCCACGTAATACATGGTTGATAGCGGCATTTACAGGTGGTTATCACAGGAAAGAGGTGGCAGGTAGATACCTTGAAGAACCCGACAAGAATGAGTACAGTCACATCATGGATGGATATGGATATGTGGCAAGTAGTATCAATTCTATACCAAAGAAGAAGCATAGAACAACTCGTAGAGCGGGGGCAATGTAGATGTCGATATTTGTTTGTGATGAGTGTGGTTGTATGGAAAATACAGCAACAGGATTTTACTGGATGAAGAAGCAGGATATGTGGGCAGATAAGACACTGACTAACAAAGCGTTGTGCTCTGATTGTGCGCCTACATCGTTTAGTGATGGCAGTAAGTCGGGATATGGTAAATGGCATAACAAATTCCCCAAGGTTCAATGGGATGGCAAGAGAGAAGTGATTAACAGATGAAATGTCCTGATTGTGGCGCAGAGATGCAGCCTAACATTCGAGTCATAGACGGCAAGGAGATACCTCTACAGGGCTATCGCTGCAGCAACTATGATTGCGGCTATATCAAGCGGAAAGAGACTGTTAGAAGGGCAGGGGCGATGTAATATTGTGGATAGACAGGGCAATTTTAATTCAGATAGGTTTCCTTATCGCAAGAATGAAAGTGGATTTAACCTTTGTCGAGTATGCGGTAAGCCATGCGAAGGGAACAGAACTTGCTGTGATCATAGGTGTTGGCGCGACTTCTTTATGCAAACTGATTGGCAAAGAGTACGGAGAGTGATATTCGAGCGCGACGGCGGTATGTGTATGAAATGTGGTAAGAAAGTAGACAAGAAAGGCTATCATGTTGACCATATAGAACCAATTAGCAAGGGCGGTGCGGAATGGAGTTTTAGTAATCTGGAATTATCCTGCGCTGAATGTAATTTAAAGAAAAGTAACAAAACAGAGAAATGAGGTGATACCATGATTTACATAGTTACCGTCGGTCAGTACGATGATTATGAAATATGCGGCGTGTTTACCAGCAAAGTAGAGGCAGAAGAAATGAGAGATAGTGTAGCAAACTATGATGATACGTTTTGGAAAGATGTCAAAGTAGAAGAGTGGAAAGATGGAGAAACGGCTAATATTTGGAATGAAAGATTTCGCACTTAGGAGGTGACACATGGCTACAATCAAACCCGAGCGCAAGGAAGCACTCCTAAATACACTCATCCAAGATATTGAGAATAGCAAGTGGTTCGAGACTGACATCGAGCCGTTCATCATTGAGCGTTGCAAGATACAGAAATTTGACGAAGACTACTACAACGAGAAATTTCCTGAACTATCCAAGGATTGCCGGGTAACATCTCCTTCTGTATGGGATGCCATCGAGCGCAAGTGTGCTTCGCTCATCAAGGTATTTCATTCTACTCTTGACGTTGTACGCGTCACAGGCCATCCCAATTCCAAGAATATGCAGGAAGTTATTAACCACTTTACCCGGGTAGTCAATCGCGGCCTACTAGTTGATTATCAGTGGTTCAAAGATGCCTTTATTAATCTCAAAGGGTTAATCAAAGTATCCTGGGTAAAAGAGTATGAGAAACAGACAGTGCAAGGCGAGTTCACAACGGATGAAATAGATAAATTTAAACAAGAGGGCGCAGAGGTTAAGTTGTTGTCTACTGTACCTTATGACCCTATATCAGACCCTTATATGGTTAATCCCGTTAAACACATCTGCGAAGTCAGCAAGGAAGTGTTGGTAGATGACTATCCCAAGATTGAGAATATGAGTGCCTCTGAATTTAGGTGGGACAAACACGCTAAGACTATCAAAGATGCCTACTTCACTAATTGCCGCAAGACTGTGACCATTGACTACCTGCGAAAGAACATCAAGAAGAAGAGCAGGAACGGCACAGAAAGCGGCATGTACGAGAAGGATGCAGTCGAGCGTGTGGCAAGTGGCGAAGGAGAAGAAACTGTAGACACTAACCTAGAGCAAGCGCAGAAGACTATGGCTGCTCTTGTTGTCAATAACGATAATGTGCCGCTTGACGATCCAGCGCGAACCGTGCAGATTAACGAGTGCCGCAGATACTTCGATATTGACGGCGATGGAAAACTTGAATTTGTTTTAGTCACTATCTCTAACAAGGTGATGCTACGCATTGAAATCCTTGACAAGAAAGACCGTCACCCTATCTTCGACATATCGCCTACCATTGACACGCAGCGAGTGTGGCCAGAGAAGGGTATGATTGATGCAGCAGCGCAGTATCAACACGCTGAGACAGCACTTGTCAGGCAGTCTATTATTGCAGTTGCCAAAGGGAACAGGCCGCAGACTGGTGTAGACAGCACTAAGATAGTAGACTATGACCAACTTATCGAAGGTGCTGAATACATAGAAATAAACGGTGATCCGCACCAAGCGCTGTTTCCTCTTGTAATTGACACTCGTCTAGCTGGCGAAACCTTACCGCTTATCCAATACTGCAAAGATAAGTTTGAGGCTGTCACAGCCACTACAGCCTATTCTATGGGGCAGGACAGTCCGACAATGAACAACACGGCTACAGGAGTGTCAATCCTTACTCAACAGGCAAACATGCCAATCGACCTTTACGCCCGCATATTCGGCGAGACAGGCAAACTCGAACTGATGAAATATCTAGGTTATCTTATCCAAAATCACCTTGAAAACCCTGTAGAGATACCTGTCCAAGATGGTGACCCAAAGGTCATTACTCGTGAAATGTTGCAGGGTAACTTTACCTATGTTATCGACAATACGCTGGGAACTGGCGTAAAAGAGCAGATGGTTCAGATTATTGGCCAGATGCTTGTTGACTATCCGGCACTTATCCAGGCTGGTATTGCTAACGAGATGAACGTCTACAATGCCAAGAAGCGGCAACTTGAAGAGGCTGGTATCAAGAATACGGATGAATTTCTGCTGCCGGAAGAACAAATTAAACAGATGATGGCAGCCAAACAGCAACAAGGACAGATGCCGCCACAAGCGCATTGGTCAGAGAATATGAAGATTGACTTCGCCACCTTACCCGATAAAGGCAAGGCTTTTATTTGCCAACAGTTAGGAATACCACTGCAGTCCGAAGACTTCGCACAGCAAGCGGCCGCAACATTACAGCAATCCGTCACGCAAGATGCCAACAAACATCTAGGCAGTGCATTAGAGAAAGTCGCAGTCAGCCATTTAAGTAAAGAGAGGAGCATACCTAACAATGGGCAGACCACCAACCAAGCCAACAACCAGGGCCAAAACTCCAATAGACCGCAACAAAATTCAGGAGTTAACCAGCAGGGCCCGCCTGGGCAGTTTGGGCAGTGAATTTAAAGAAATCATCTTCGCCTTGACCGCCGAAATGCGGCAGGAAATTTACCGGGAGATTGAACAGGCTAATGAAATTCAACTTATGACACTAAAGGCTAGGCTTATCAACCTATCGGTATTAGAGGGCAAACTGAACGCCGTAGTCCAGCAAGGTAAGTCAGCACAGGACAAGATTATCAAGGGAGGTGCCACTAATGTCCTTTAAATTAGTTCAAAATAAGATTGCAAAGTCTGAAAACGTAAGCAAACAGGCGGCAGGTGCCATACTTGCTAACGCTAGTCGCAAGGCTTCACCGGCGGCCAAGCGGAAAAATCCATCGCTGAAGAAGGTGAAATAATGGCCAAGAAACCAGTAAAGATGGATAAAATCGAGAAGAAATTTCCTGATGCAAAATTTCCTCCAAAGATGCCAAAGATGCCGAAAAAGAAAGGGTGTTAGTGAATGAAAGCTAGTATAGTCTTAAAAGATGGTCGTGTTATTGCCGCTGTTAACGTAATCGACACGGCGGGAATTGTGCGTGAACTTGATGAGTTTATGTTTGTTTCTGTTGGCAGTGTGGTTGTAAACAGCATGGAAGTCATTGCTATCGAATTTATTGGTGAGTAAGGAGCGTTAATATGCAAGGAACATGCAAGGACTTTCTAGGAAAACGTGGGCGCTTGGAAGGATTTTACCACGAATGTGTTAGGGCTATAACAAGAATAGTTCAGCACAGAAACTATGTTTTATGTAAAGTTTATGTTTTTACTGGTGATATTCACGAAATAGGTGAAATTTTAGGATATTTTAACGACTTGGAAGAAGCAGAATTGTTTGGAAGTAAATTAGGAATAGAGTATGGAGTTGATATATATTGACCGGAACCTATAAGGACTTCGATATCAACAAAGGATATGGTACAATCACCGGCGAGGACAAAAACCAATATTTCTGCCATTTCTCCGCTATTCAGTCTGATCGCATATCGCTGAATGTTGGTGAGGTAGTTACCTTTGAACCTTTGGAAGAGTCTAAATGTAAACGAGGGAAGACAGCAACGCTGGTTAAACACGCATAGAAAGTTGGTGGTCAAGGTGCGTAAAAAACACCTTCAATAATGATTGATAAAGTAAAAATTGATACAGTTATCTATGATGTGGTTGTTACTGACAAAACTATTGTTGTCAAAGGTAGAGAATGTAAAGGTTCTGTTGACTACGATAAAAACCTTATCGAGATAGCTGATTTTCTAGGAAAAGAACAGTCGAAAGTGACATTAATGCACGAAATAGTACATGGTATGGCTTATGAAAGAGGTATTCAGTTCGGAGATACTGGCGAAGAAACCATTGTCGAAGAATTAGGAAAAGCAATAATACAGGTGGTTCGAGACAATAAAGAACTGGTTGAATATATAGGTAATTAGGCGGCGTTAATTCGTCGCCTTTTATAATTGCCGCCAAGTCACACGACAGCGGCACAAAAAACAAGGCCAAGTCGAAAGACAGCCTATAGGAGTGTATTAAATGTCAGAAGAAATTATCCAAACTACTACACCTGTTGAGTCAAGTGTTACGGCACAACCAACAAACGTAGTAACCGAAACCCCCAAGACCGACTTTAACACCCTATCCACAAAAGATCAGGGCGATATATTTGAAAAGGCTTTCATCAAGAAAGAACCTGTTGCCGAGAAGAAAGAACCTGTTGTCACTACTCCACCTACTGTAGAAAAGGAACCCACTGCCACTGAGGCGACACCTGCGCCGGTAGTTGAAAAGGAAGTGCCTTATACACCGGAAGAGATTGCGACTACAGGACTTGACAAGTTAGACCCTGCAAGGCTACCGGAAGCGTTGAAGCCTTACTATAAGTCGATGCTGGCTGACTATACTAAAAAGACAATGGCAGTAGCCGAACAGAAGCGACAAGTAGAACAACCTGCACCTGTCCAGCAACAACCTAAGACCATGGACAGGTTGCGCCAAGAGCGTATGCAGGATGTTTCGGCTGTAGAACAGATCATTAACGAGGGCAACACCGGCGAGAAGGTAGATTTCAATGAATGGGACGCTGACCATCAATATGTAATGAAACGTGTCTCTGACTACCGCGTCTACAACGAGAATCAACAGAACAGCGTCAAGGCGACAAACGAACGCGTAATTCAGCGCGAAATGTCTATTCCCGAATATCCCAATATAATGGAACAGGCAAAAAAAGAACTTGTGTCATTGGCTGGCAGTAGCTTAGATGGTCTGAATATGGCTAACAGAATTATGGAAGCCGACAACCGACTAGGTAGACGACAAGCAAGCCAAGAGGATATTGAGTTGTTGCAGACCTTTTGGGACAATTCAAAAACTAAATATAAGGCAAGCAAAATACCTAAACCTGCTACTCCTGTTACACCGGCAAAACCCGTTGTAGCAAGCGAGTCAACAGGTTCTTCTATTCCAACGGAAAGCAAGACTAAGCGTTTTAACCCCAAAGACGCAGCGAAACTTGACTCAAAAGGTCTGGCAGACTTGATGGGAATTTTCGCAACAGGGGGTAATAAAAAATAAAGTGAGGTACACATATAATGGCTGGAGAAAAGAACGCATTTAGTTTTTCTAGTGAGGCAGTTAACCCCGAGGATTTACACGCCGTAGCAATGATTATTACCCCGGAAGCTACGCCGGTATATACGGCTTTTGGCGATGGTTGGGATGTCACCAACGCCTTCCATTAATACATTGGTGGAAGTAAAATGAGGCCATATGCTGGAATAGCTTAAAGCCTTTCTTACCATAGTGTGAAAATAGAAAGGATGTGCAGAAATGCTAAGTAGCCAATCAGCAGGAAAGAGTTATGCGTATATTTTGGGAGTTTATTTAGGTGACGGTTGCGTAACAAAATACGGTGGAAGCAATACTCTAACGTTTAAGGTTAATACAATAGATACGGACTTTGCCGACAAAATATCTAAGGAACTTTCTTCCTTGTCAAGTATAAAAATTCATCATAGTCAACAAACAGACAAAAGATGGAGTAAAGACTCTATCCTTTATCAAGTAAATTGTCCCGACAAAGATTTGTGTCTTCGACTTCGCGAGGATACGAACAATAAGAGTATAATTCCTCAATACGTTTTGAAGTGGGACAAAGAATTGGTAAAAGAATTTGTAGTTGGTCTGATGGATAGCGAAGGATATGTAAAGGGAAGAAAGACAATTAACGTCGAAAACGGTAGTACACAGTTAACAAACAGAATGTTTAGCATGGGGTTTTGTTCATGCGATACATGGTTTTACGATTTTATGCAAATTGTTAACTCGTTGGGACTCAGAACCGGCAAAGTAACCATAGATAAACCTTATAAGGAAGGGTACAAAACTCCACGGTGTTTTTCTATTAAACTACAATCGTGGGTAGATTCGGGGATGCGTTTCAATATTGCACGGAAGAATGATCGTGTTGATAAATGGAATAGTAGTCCTGCTTATGCCCATAGAATTACAAATCCCAAACGCGCATAGGCTATCCTCAACGACTACGCGCCTTAAACGAGCAATCGTTATGATATAGTCTGTTCTGCGTCCGAAAGGCGCAGAGGTTAGCAGAAATGACTAACCCTCTCAAATGCGTGAGAGTAACAAAAAGGAATGGGAAATTGATGCATTAGCGGCACCTGCCGACAATGCCGTACAAGAAGGTGGATCGGTAACCGTTAACGACCACGACCTGCCTATTCGTCTCGGAAATCGTACCCAGATTATGGACAAGGGATACTACATCACCACTACTCAGGAAGCGATTGCCAAAAAGACCGGTACTCGCACTACCATCGGACAACGTATGTTACAGGCTGTCAAGGAATTAAAACGTGATGCAAACAAGGCAATTATTGAAAACACAACCGTTGTCGCACATGCGGCGGCTACTCCTGGTAAATTCGGTGGTCTTCCGTATTGGATGGATCATACCAACGGAACGTTCGGAACCTATGTAAACTATATTGACGCTTCCAGTACTTCCTTGACCGAGCAGAATATCATTGATGCCCTTCAGAAGATTTGGACTTGCATGGATACCGGCAATCTTGTTGGCTTTGTAAGTGGTAATAACAAAAAGAAAATTGACAATTTTACCGGCGGTTCTATCCGCAACAAAACTGCTGGCGACACCAAGACCGGTAGTGTAACCGATATTTACGAGACTTCGTTTGGTGATGTTACCTTCACCAAAGATCGTCAAATGGGCGATGCCAATATTTATATTATCGACCCCGAATATTGGAAGAAAGGCTTCCTGCAACCGATGGAAAACTTGAATGTGACCGACAGTAACAACTTCACTAAGCACCGTGTTGAGAAGGTAGTTACCGTCGAGGCCACGGTTGAATGCCGTCACCCCTCTGCCGGAGCTCGTATTTTAGGACTAGTCTAATCTAAGGGAGGGGCAAAACCCTCCTTTCTATTTTGGAGGAACCATGCAAACAGTAGATTGGATTGAAACCCTTCCTGACGGTAAAATCCGTTATTGCAGGGAAATTGACCTAACCCCCTATATAATCGCCAACCAAAAGAGAAGGGAAGAAATAGGTAAAGGGTTTAGTGACGGAAGAGAAATGCGCACTGCCTATTCCGTTCCTGATCTATTTAGGACAAAGGAAATTGACCCTTTTGTCTATTATGGATTTTTTGCACCGGTCAAAGACAAGTTGTCCAAGAAAATTGCTCTGTCCAGATACCCATGGTTTAAAATCTGTGATGGCGGAGTCAGGGCTTGACCCTGTAGAAAAAGGAGGAATATCATGTTTAAGTTTTTCGACGGAACTCGAAGAAAAAATGCCAAATCGGTAGATATTGAGCAAATGGCCAAGGCAATTCAAGGTGATATTGCTATGGCCAAGACCGCAGACGAAACTAGCGCTCACCTGGCTGTTGCCGCTGCATGGACACGCGACATTCAATTTAGACTTGTTGACGCGGCAGGAAATACCCACGAGTGGTACAACGCCACGGGGTATACGCTGACCGTTACTCCCTATGCCGGGACGATTACATTAACTCCTGCCGCTGGCGCAAACGGCGTATTTGTCAACGGTGTGTGCAAGGTTCACCTGGCGGGTAATTCTGCTTCTAGCGTGGCCGGGGCGAATACTGTTGTTATCACGGCTAAGGCAGTTAGCGGCATTACACCGTCCGGTGCCAATCTGACCTATACTTTGACGTTTAGTTAAGGAGGGGCTTCGGCCTCTTCTTCTTTATTATGGAGGTGAACCATGTTACTTCAAGATCAAATACTTGATATTCAATACTCTGTCGGTGATATTGAGGGGAATGTATATTCTCCTTATCAGATTATGAATGCCCTAAACACGGTTATTCGCCAAGTAAACGCCGCTTTATCGAATGTGACTAGCGACTTGACCAAGACCAGAATACCCCTAACTCTTATTAGTGGCGCGGTGGACTTACCACTTGATTTTGTCAAGGAAACAAGGGTAACTGACCCGGTCAGTAATTATGACTTACTGCCAAGGACAACAGAACTAAGTACTGATACCCATACCTATGAAATATTGAACAATCAACTTATCGCCAACCTGCCAACGGTAGTTTTGACATACAAGAAATTCTTTAATGAAATGGAATTGACCATGTTAACGTCTGTGATGCCCTTTCCTGACTTTTTTAAGGATGTGGTAACATTATATACCAAAGTCACACTTCAAGGTGCTGTAGGGCAAGGTGACGCGTCTGTGTTGCCTCCTATTGAGCAAAAGGTCATGCAGTTAGTCGCTGGCAGGGGTAAAGGTAGATTATATACCAAAATGCCATTTAGAGTATAGGAGGGATACCATGACACCTATTGTAAACGTGATTAAACTGATAGATTATATTTCCGCTTCTGCCAACACGACAAAAACATATTCATCTAAAAATGTGTACGGCTTGAAGATAAAGAATGATGGCGCAAGTTCAATTACCGTTACTGTTAACGGTTTAGTTATGACCATCTTGACGACAGAAACCTTTGAAGAAGCAGTCCAACCGACTGATACCTTTACCATTACTGGTTCTATAGCATTCCGATGCTGGGTTCGCGGTGTATAGGGGGGGCGATTAATGTGACAAATGTTGTAATTTATGGTATAATGTATATAACAGGATAGGTTATGCAGACCGACAAGCACGGCGACTTCAACCGTGTTTCCTGTTTAAATTTATTTGAAGAATAACACCTTGAAGGGGTGTATTAATTGAAGACTATTGAACATGTTTTTATTAATGGTGTAGAGCATAAAATATGTGGAAAATGCAAAAGAGTTTTGCCGCTACAATTTTACACAGCAAACAAACAAACTAAAGACGGATTGTATGGTTATTGTTACGATTGTAAAAACGTGCAATGCAGAAAAGATTATGTAATCCATAAAGAAAACAAGATCAAATACACACAGGAATACAGGATTAAAAACCATGAAGAATTCACTAAACGCAATAGAGAAAGTGCTATAAAATATTATTGGAAACATAGAGAAGTCATAATCGAAAAACATAAAAAATATAATCATGAAAATATAGAAAATATCCGTAAAAAATATCACAAAAAGCATCCCACATCTATCGCGAAAATCACAGGAAGAAAGTCTAAGATGAACCCAGAACAATACGAAAAATTAAGACAAAGGGAAATAATCAAAGAACATAGAAGAAGGGCGTTAAAATATAATGCTTTAACAACTCTTACATTTGAACAATTTAATAAATGTCTGGAATTTTTTGATTATAAAGATGCTTATACCGGACTTGAAATGGATATAGTTAGCCATGACCACGTAATACCACTTTCTGAAAGCGGAGGGTTCACGAGACAAAATATCATCCCGTGTGAAAAAGCTATAAATTCAAGTAAGAGTAACAAAAACATGGAAGAATGGTATAGGGAACAGTCTTTCTTTTCTGAAAAGCGACTTAAAAAGATTAAACAATGGATGGGACAAAAAAATAATAGCAATATCCTACAGATAGCATTTTTCTGATGCTATCTTTTTATGTGTTTGAAAGGAAGTGAAAAAACGTATGCTTGTGAGTGACATTATCAACCTAGTTGCTAAACGAATGGACTTAGATGTAGACGACTACGACACGCAAGTTATGATCCTGCATATCAATTCCGGCATTGCCAGAATAAATAACGGTCTAATCAAAACACTGGACTCGTTGGCAATAAAAACCTTGTCTGTAACCGGAACAACAAATAAGCCAAGTGATTTTTTTGAATTGTTGCCGGGCTATCCCGTAAAACCAACAGACACAACGCTCGAACCTTCTCTTGGTGCGCCAACAACAGTACTCGTTAAATACTTTACTACTAAGGCACCTTTAACAACGGTTGCCGACACTATCCCTATTCCTGACTACTGTATTGGTGAACTAGTCGATTATGTCTGTATCCACTTACAAAATGACCTTGAAGCTAATATTACGCAGGATGCCGCACTTGCCACTTCTGATGAAGCCCTATTGTTTGCCGCCAAAGGAGGTTAACTTATGCCTGTTCAATCTACAAAGCATCCCACACAGTTTACCATCGGCATGGGCAATATCATGGGTGGCCTATGCCTTATCGCCAATCCCGAGAGTATCCCTGATGGCACAGTGGCGCAAGCGGATAACTGGGAGTATGGAACCCTTCTCAATCAGCCACAGGTATGCCCGGGCGTAGTAGTTCAATACGATATGACCACCGATGCAGACACACTTTTCTACGACGAAGTACACGACATTTGGTACTGCTCAACAGGCACAAGCCTATATAAGACCAACCTAACTACCAAAACCCTGTTAGGAACGCTCACAGGGGCATACAAGCCGATTTATGCTTTATATGACACTGTTGTCCTAGTAGCAAGTGGAGGGCAGATACAGAGCATTACAGGCGGTACAACGTTAGCAACTGTCGCAGGAAGTCCGTTGTCACATTGGGTAGCGCACAATAACGGCAGGGTAGAGGCAATCGATATTTTGTCTGACGTGAAAAACTATTCAGCCATAGGCGATTACAACGGCTGGACTAACGTGCCGACCGACATTTCTTCTGCTCAATTCGTCGATGTTGGCTATAAAGATGCTTCAAATATTGCCTGCACAATCAAACTATCGACTGACAGTATTGTTATCAAAACCAACGGTTCAGTATACCGCATAACCAATGAAAACGACTTTGCCAACATTGGATGTTACCCTGCCGCACAAAGAACGGGAGCATTTAACCACTATTCCGGGTTGTCCTTGATGAACAAGGCTTTTTTTATTGGTCAAGAAGGTTTTAACAGTTTTTCTACTGTTACCGATTACGGTGGCGTAAAGGTGGACGATCCAAGTCCCGGTTACATGATAAATGGCTGGTATGTCCAAAACGTGGACGTTAACGCCAGGGGTTGGCACATCCCTGGCCGCAAACAAATATGGTGCAAGACTTCCCTAATGAATGAGGTTCTGATTTACCATTATGGCATTAACGCATGGAGTAAGCGACAGTTTAAGTATCCTATTCGTGATGTATGTAGTAAAGGAATGGACGTTTATGTTGCGTATGGCACAAAGATTGCGAAGTTAGACGATAAGGTAGACACCGACGACGGAAGTCATTTTTCAGCCATATTGGCGAGCAAGCGATATTTGCCAAAGCACAAGAAATTTCTCATGAAATATATCAACTTTGTTACTTATGGATTTTTGGCAGGGAACTATATTTTGGCTGTTGGCGGCAAGGTTTTACCTGTTGCATTTACTTCAACCGGAGATATTGCCAATACGGATACCGACATTGCCAACACGGATACCGACACAGTAAACGCAAGTGATTATACTTCAAAAAAGAAGCGAACAAGAAAACGGGCAACAGCCGTTCAGATTGTTATAACCGTGCAAACAGGAAGGTTAGCAATCAGGGATATGTCAATAGATGTGGTAGAAATTGGTATGTAAGGAGGTTAATAATGAGCTTATCACAAGGATTTCCCAATACTTTCAGCGTAACACAGCAGACACAAGAAGTACTAAAGAATACGGACAATGAAACCAAGAAAATATATACCGATGTTAACGGAGTTATGGCGGCAAACGGTCACGCTCACACAGGAAATGGGAGTGACGGGGCGGCGGTAAAGGCTGTTGATGTGGTCAATGTCCCTGCTGGCAACATTGCGTCAGCAACGGTGCAAGCGGCACTTAATGAGTTAGATACGAAAAAAGTTCCACTATCTTTAGCGACAACCGCAGGAGATATTCTATACGCAACTGCTACCGCCACTCTTGCAAGACTAGGAATTGTGGCAGACAAAAGATTGTTTGGCAACGCAGCCGGAACTGCTCCCGAATGGGCGACAGGAATTAAATCAGGGAAATTTACACGAGATATGACGGCTGCATCCAGCAATGTATCTTATACAGGTATTGGTTTTAAGCCGTCCGAACTGTTGGCTTTCGCGAATGTTAATACTACCGGCGTTTTTTCCATTGGTTCGACAAGTGGAGTTATGTATTATACGGGTGGTACTGTCCCTGCATGGTATACCTATACATCAATTTGCTTGCTCAAC